ATAGGCACCAGATGATCCTGGAGTACCATTTGTAGTCACACCAGTCGTATATTCTGTACCACCTCCATGTGTTCCATTTGATGTTGTAGAAAATCTAAGAGGATGTCCGCTATTAGTACTATCAGATTGATCAAAACGATATGTTTGCCCTTCAGTTAAATTTAATGTAGCTGATCTTGTGCCATCTATATAAAAATAATTAGCCCCATAATATTCAGCTACAGTTACTGTATAAGTCGTTATAGACGGTGCTGGTGTAGGTGCTGGGGTAGGGGATGGAGTAGAAGATGCAGTATCAGAAATAGTTACTGTACCGACTCCACCTGTTGCTGATTTTAAATTAAAACTTCCCCCTATAAAATCGTCGGTTGTGTTATATTGAGGATTAGCACTTTCAGTTCTAACAATACCTAAATTAACTTCTTGATCGATATCAGGTCTTGACTCATATAATGCTTCTGGATCTACAACATAACGTTTTGGTTGTATTTGTGGATGTTTAGGTTCGTATTGATCAGGTCCAACTTTTAGACCATCCCAAGTCTTTTTTAAATCTTTATACTTATATCTTAAACCTGATCTATCACATATTCCATAGGAATATTTACCTTTTGCATAACTCATGTTGATTGCCTAAAAGGAACTAAACGTAAACTAGATCTATCCCTATCAGACTCATATGCTCTCTTAAAATCTTCTTCGTACATTTGTTTTAACATCAATGCTTTTTGTGGGTTTTTCTTTACGGATATATAGTAAGCCAAACCACTAACCATACAAGGTATAAATCTTGCAGGTAAATCTTGATCTTCTGTTGATTTATTGACATCTTGTATTCTTTTCCACCTATAAGTAATTAATTTATCAGTAGAATTTTCTGGTGTAGGGTATAAATATATTTTAGGTGTAGTTGTTCTTTCTACATAAAATTGTGATGGTCTTCCTGTAGATGTTTTAACTGGTATATTAAAATATTCAGAACGGTCTATCCTTTCCATCTGTAAATCGTTTGTAGTACCGCCTGAGGTTCTTCTTAGGACTGCATCTAATACATCAATATCGTACTCATTTAGGTCATAAGAAGCAGTATCTTTAGTTAAATCTAAAGAAACTTGTTCAACTTCCCATAGTTGTACCCCTCTATTAGACCAGTCTGCAAACAATATATTAAGACACCGTCTAGCAGCATTAGCATCGTAACCAGTACGAAGTTCTAACCCTGCTAGTTCGTAAGCCTCTTCAATTACATCTGATGTAGATAACGAAAAGGTTCTAGTGCCTGATGTTGCCATTATTCAAAGTCTTTGTACAATGTCAACACTATAACGTATGAATCACCGCTTGAGTGACCAGTAGTTGTTAGTTTAATATCACCAGTTTTACCACTTGCTGCAGCAGTATTTCTTATACCGCCAAACTCTGTGAAATCTTCATCAGTTGTGTAATCTGAATTTAGATCCCAACAAATAGTATTGGTAGTAGCATGCCATAAAAGCTTTACGCTCATACCAAAAGTTGAATAAACAATTTTAGCTAATCTTACACCAGTACAAGTTGCCCCATCTGTGCTTCGAGTAGCTAAACTACTAACATCTACTTTAGTAACCGCTGATTCACCTGTTCCATCGGATGTGTTGGTCAGCTGAATTACAGCTGACCTATCACTATCTGACAGAGTTGTTGAAGTTACTGCGTCTGCCATATTAAGCTCCTATGATTAAGCGTCAGCAAAAGGTGTAACTACTGTGCCTGAAGCAAGTACTATTCCTTCTACAGCATATTTTGCTGATGCAATAGCAGTACATCTAATAATAGTACCAGCAATACCACCTTTAGTAGAACCGTTTAAAGTAATAACGTCATTAGATGAACCTGAAATAAAGGTTTTTCCTGCTGCATCGCTTTTACCTAAATATAAACCACCAACGAACTTATCAGTACCGTCTGTTTTTATATCTACATCTGTAGCTGCAGTTTCAATAACGAAAGTGTATGTAGCACCTAAGTTATTTAATGAGTTAGGGTCTGTAGGATCACTAGGTGCAGTAGTAACAATAGAGGGTAAAGTAAATTTACCGTCTGCATCATTACAAGTAAGTATGCGTCCTGCGTGACTGTCTACGGTTAAGGTTGTGTCTGCTGTTAAACTTACTACTGAAGTATTACCTGCGGTAATAAATCCTGAAATAGATCTAACAGGACCTGAAAAGGTTGATTTAGCCATTATAACTCCTATAACTAAATACGTTGTTTCATCTATGGAGATAGTCTGCCGAGCCAGTTGAAACAACAATTAATCTCGGTTTAATTAATTGTAAGTTATATGGTAGAAAAAAGAAAGGGGACCGAAGCCCCCTTATTAGTAAGGTGTTTTACAACACCTGCCCCAGTATCGAGATTAGGCTCCTGGAGATCCGTACATTCCACGCCAGTCACTAAAGCCGAAAGAATATCTTTCTCTAGCTTTGTATCTTACGTTTCCTGTTTCGAAGTCACCTTCCATGCCTGTCTTGATTCCGCTTCTGACGAAGTGCTTTAACCCATTAGGAGAGTCAGTTTTGATAAAGAAAGCATCTGTGTCAGTTAAGAAATGGTTAACAGTGTAACCTTCAGGAAGCATTCCCATATTTCTTAACGCATTGATGTCGTTATCAGAAGTTGCCACTCTATTAGGAGTATTAAGCAGTCTATCAGCTACAAATTGAAGCTGTGGTGGAACGATAAGCTTTCTAGCTTGTACGTTCACTTTTAGACCTCTTTCATCTTTGAAAGCTGCAATGTCAATCATTGCATTTTCAAGTGAAGTTTCATTCAAGTCAGCAGCTGTGCTAGGCTCGTTAGATTGATCTCCTGCTGTCAAGGTAGGGTGATCGGTAGCGAATAATTCTTTACCGTCGCCTCCTGGAAAGCTTGAGTTAAATCCATTGTTTAACACATTGGCAGCCTTGATTTGCTTTGTCTGAGACATAGATCTAGCTAATGCTCGAGTATATCTTGAAGACAAAGTATCATAAAGATTATCTTCGATAGCTTCTTCAGTTAGTGAGAAAGCCAATGCTACGGTTTCATGTGAATACCTAGCAGTGAAGGTTTCTTGTGCATAGTCATAACTGACTGAGGCACCTTCGCCTTTCACTGGAGCTTCACCGAAGCCTGATAACATTACTTCTTCCTCGAATGCTCTTTCAGAAGTTTCTGTGTCGAAGATTTCTTCGTGTTCGTTCTCGTAACGTGCATACTCTAAACCAAAAAGTGCATTCAATCCTGGTTCGAGTTCTTTTACTAATTGAGCTCTATTAATTGCCATTTATATCACCTTTTAGTCGTTACCGAATGTTGAAGCAGGGAATATGAAATAACCTCTAGCGTATTGTCCAATGCTATTTCCTGGCTTATCAACAAAGCCAACTTGCTTAGCAATACCACTAGCTGTTGTAGTCGTTACTCCTTCCTTCGAACGTCCGTTGTTAGTATCACCTGCGGTAGTAGAGATAGTATGTACTTTACCGACATCAGCTTGAGTTGGAGTACCTGTGTACTGTGCCTCATAGACGATATCTGGATCAGTATATACATATGCTTTAATATCCGCAGAACCTAAAGATGTAGTGCCATCTACAAATCTCTTTACAAACTGCACTGCACCTGTACTGTCTTGGTATTCAGCACCTGCAAACACACCTAAAGGGGCGTCAGTAGCACCTGCTTGAAGTACATATCCACTTGTTAGCTTAACAACGTCTCCAGAGAAAATATCTCCAGATGCTCCACTTTGGATTGCAAATTCAGAAGGTCTAATTGTACCACCTGTTAGGTGATAGGCAGGAGTGAATCCATCTGGATCATTTACATTTGCCATTTATTTCACCATTAAGTTAATAATTTATAATTTACCCTTTCTTCAAACCACCTGATCCAAAAGTAACTTTACTTGACCTATTAGGTTTCTCTATAGGCATAAGATCATTACTTTCTCTCATTAAGTTTGTATCAAGAGCTTCCATTTGATTCTCAGCAATGCCTCTATAATAAGCATTACGTTCCTCAGCAGTTTCTTCTGGTATTTTTGCTAAAACCAATCCACCTACACCAATAACACCGTCATTCCTTCCACCTTCAATAGTAGGTGCATGGAAGTCAGGATGATCTTCGGATCTCACTGGTTCCCAACCTTCACGGATACGTTTACTCATATTAGTCTTATCTTCTGTTCCCAAAAGAGACTCTCTAAGCCAACGATGTTTAAATCCTGGAGGTGCTGGAGGTGCATCCAAAGTTGATGGTGGTGTCCATGGTTTTCTGCGAGAAGTGTTTTCTCGTGTTTTTGCAGCTCGTGGAGTTCGATCTGACATATTTATACTCCTTTTACGTGTTTAGCATATTCTTCTAGTGGTACACCTAATCTTTTAGCTATCGCTACTTGAGAAGGTGACAACCGTACTCTGCGTGCAGACTTATTACTCGCTGTCCTTGTAGGGGCAGCAACTTTAGGCTGTACGTTACTATTTGCATCAGTAGTTTCCTCTGATGAAAACTTGTGTGGGAACTCGGCTTGCATACGCTTGTCGATTTCCTTGTAGTAGTCGTCTGATTGTAGGTCGTAACCTAAATCATGCAACTCTTTGTGTATCCCGAATGCAGCAAACGTCATGACTTGATCTTGTCCAAACCATTGATTTTTAGCAGCCCATTCTTGTGCTTTAGGGTCTGGAGGTGGTGCCTCTTGTGTTTGTTGCGGTAATTCAGGTACATCTACTTCTTGTTCCGTTTCTTCTGTATCTAAACGTTTTTTAACTCTCGTTAGATTTTCAGCTTCAGCTCCAAGACGTGCAATACTTTCGTTAGCCGATGCCATTGCATCTGCATCACCATTTTCGTAAGCTAATTTATATTGCTTTTTCGCTTGGTCTAATTGTGATTGTACACGACTTTCAGCTTCATTGACTAGTGTTGCGTCAGAATTTTTTAAAGATGTTTTTAATTTCTGATTTTCACTAATTACGTTTTCAGCATACTTAACAGCTTCTTCTCGCTGTCTTTCAGCTTCTCGCATTTTGTAAGTCAGTTGACTTATGCGTTTTTTGACACCTTCGGAATAGTCCTCAAGCTCATCTTCTTTAGCTTCTGACTTAGGTTCCTCAGATGGTTCCTCTACTTCTTTTACAGAATCTTTATTAACTTCAAACTCAACTTCATCAGTTTCTGCTTCTTCGTTAATAACATCTGCTTCTCTTATGTCTACGTCTTTCTCTTCGACTTCGACTGTTAATTTAGGTTCAGCCATATTTTTTCCTATGCGTGGTGGACAACGTTTTCAGGATCTTTGATAACAGCTAAAACTTCATCATCATTTAACAATCGCATTTCGCCACCGTCAATTTTGATTCTAGCTCCAGCATATCTGCCAAAGATAATCCAGTCGCCTTTTTTGCACCAAGCCCCACAAGGATACTTGTCAGGATCAGTGTAAGCGTCAGGTCCGAGATCGACTACATACCCCACGTTAGTAGATAGCCTTTCTCTTTCAACCGTTTCTTTTGCTAATACTATACCACCTTTTGTCTTTTTAGCAATGGTATAGGGCAAGATTAAAATTCTATAGCCTGTGGGAACAGGAAGTTTATCAATTTCCCTCTCACAGTCTTCTGGGGTTGTTATACCTTTAGTTTCTTCAACTTCAGGTTCTTTTTTCGTTCTATTTGAAAAATCTAGTACTTTATCTGGTACTTTCTCACTCATCTTCATCCTCCCAAAGACTTATTTCATTTTCAAGCAGGTCTTTAATAGTAAATTCAGCGAAGCTTAGACCTGAAAGCTCGCCTATAATGCGTTGATACTGTTCATGGTCTTGTATAGACCCAGATTTCAACGTTTCCGTAAGTTGTGCGTCTCTTTCTCTGACTAATTTGAGAAATTTACGTACTAAATCAATATAATCCACTAATCAGGCTGTTTATGGAACATTAACCCTTGTGTTGCTGCTCCTGTGCCTCTAGTTTTTACTAAAGTTGCCTTTCTTTTGTTAACTTTTACGTTAACTGGACCGCCTTGTCGCATAAAACCCATTTTATTTCTTACATCTTTAGGTAATTTACGTAAACCAGCTCCTTTTTTACCTTCAGGTATCGGTTTATTTGCCATTTTTACTCCTTTTTAATTATTATCAGGTAAATTTCTAGCTTCTTGTGCTTGTTTTGCTAATTCTACTAGATCTTTTACTCTTTGTTCTTCTTTTTCTATTAAATCAGACTGTAAATTAACTGCTAAACGTGCATCTTGTTTATTTTCTTCTGATTCAATACGTTCTCTATCCACATCAGCTCTAATATTTTCTCTTTCAATCTCAGTTTGTGCCCTTAGTTGAGCTTCTGCTTGACGTAATTGCAGTTTAGCTTGTTCTAATTGCATCTGAGCATTAAACATTTGCATTTGTGGATCGATTTGTGCGTTAAGTTGTGCTTGTTGTATGGCTTGATCTCTACCTGTTATTTGTTGTGTAGCAGCAGCAGCCTGTGCAGCAATCGCATTTTGTACTTCCATCGGTAATGGTTGACCTTCAGGTGGCATTTCCATACCTTGTTGTGCTAATATTTGAGTAACTTCGAGTCTATATTTCAAGGCGAAGTGTTCTTGTATATGAGCTTGTAGTGCAGCAACAGCTTGAGCGTTAGATTGCACGTTAGGGTTTTGTAAAAATGCAGTATGTGCAGCTATATGAGCATCGTGATCTTGTTCTAAAAATGCTTTTAACGGTGTACCCATCATTACATCTTGGTTTTCTTGTACAGGATCTTTAGGAAACTCACTAGCCTCAGGTCTTAATATTTCATCTACATCTTTTACATCAAGTGCTATATACATATTTTTATAAGCTTCACGTAAATTATGTATTCCTGGAGCACTTTGAGCTAATTGTAATTGTGTTTGAGCCATCGTAATTCTTTGCGAAGTACTAAAAATATTAGGATCACTTACAGGAATTACATCTACCTTCCTATCGAAGTCTTGTACGAAAACACTTCTTGAAGCACCTGCAACATCAAAAGGATATTCATCAGGAATAGATTCACTAAAAACTCTTGCTAAAATTTTAAATTCTAATTTTTGTGCATAATGTAAACGTTTATGTATTGCAGACATAACTTTAGAGCCACGTTCTAATAATGCAATAGTTGTACCTACTGGAGCTTCTTGATTACCGTCGCCAACTTGCATATCAGCAATAGAAGCAAACCTACGACCACTATCTACTAATACACCTAATAATTGTGCTAACGTACCACTAGGTTCTTTATACGGTAATGGCATAATCGCATCACGTAATGTCCCTCCTGGAATATCTACGTCTCTAAATTCTCCAGGCTGTAACGGTTCATCAAGTTTACTTACATTCATACCTCTAGCTTTAAAACCAGCAGGTAAATTAGAAAGTGTTCCAGCATCGATAAGCTGTCTTAAAATAGAAGTAGCAGATTGACTTAATCCACCAATCATATGAATTAAACCAAACCCATAAAATCCTAATCCAGGAAGGAATTTATAATGTACAAAATGTTGTACTTTACGTTTTAATGGATCGTCTTCTCTATAATTTTTACGAATAGATAAAATAGTATTCGTTTCTTTTACGAAAGTTACAATATACGGTAAAGCAATCCCTGTAGGATTACCGTCTTTATCTACATCTGCAAAACCATCTAAATCAAGGTTAACGTGCATTTCTAAAAGAGTATATTCTTCGTCTTCCCCTATAGCTGATAACCCTTGTAGTTCTTCCATTTTATCGGTAACTTGATCATCATCATAAGTAGGCTCGCTCAAAGGAACATCTTTATAAAAACCATTAACTTGTAATTTACGTAAATCGTTATATGGCATTTTAATTACATGAGTAACTCTAGGGCTAGTCATTAAATCGGTAGCGTAATAAGGTACGACTAAATCTTCAGCCATAATAAATTTAGAACAAGCCCTACCCATAGCAGGATCAAAATAAACTTTTTTAAATGCAGAACCTGATAACGGTAAATAAAATAAAAGCTGATCCATATCAGGATCGTATTCTTC